ATAGAAAAGAGACAATCTACACGGTAACACTGGTTTCGGTCTCTGATCTAAACCTTAATTAAAACTAACGCTAAGGGCTCCCCCTAAAAAGGGAGCCCTTTTCGTTTACATAAATATTATTATGGCATTAACATGTAATACACCGACAAATCCATTACTAGTAAATTATTTTCAATTTATTTTGGATCGTGTTCCTAACATGGTGTATTTCTGTCAAAGTGCAAATTTACCGGGAATTGCATTTGGAGTAGCAGAGCAACCCACAACACTAGGACATCCTGTTAAAGTACCAACAGGCGCGTTTCGTTTTGAAGATTTAGATTTAACGTTTAGGGTAGACGAAAACCTAACAAACTGGCTAGAAATTCATAATTGGATTAAAACTACTGGAAATTATAACGACGACGCTAATACATTACCGTATAACAAAAAAACTTCAGACGCTACGCTAATTATTACTAATAGCGTATACAAACCAAAAATAAAAATACATTTTAAACAAGTATTTCCTCAGTTTTTAAGTGGAATCAATTTTGCCGTAAATACACCAACAGCAACGGAAGCTCTTGCTAGTGTTAAGTTTGCACACACAGGATACAATGTAGAAAGACTTGCAACTACGTAATTTTGTAGTATACTATTATTATGAATTTTGATGAATTAAAAAATATGATTAAAAAGGATCTAGAGATAGATCAAACCGCGTTGGATGCAGAATCGTCCAGAACACCACAAATTCATAACAAATATCTTGTTATGTACATGGACGAGAAGCTAAAGCTCAAACGTATGGAAAACGAGCTATCAGTCCTTAGACGCAACAAATGGTTATACTATACGGGCCGAATGAGTAAAGAAGAGCTAGACCAATTTGGCTGGGAGCCGTTTGAATTAAATATTCTAAAAAACGAAGCCGATCAGATGATTGAATCGGATTTTGATTACATCAAAGCATCAGAAAAAGTTAACTTTCAAAGTGAAAGAGTAAACTATTTGGAAGATGTGGTTAAAATTGTAAACAATCGCCAATGGCAAATTCGTTCAATTATAGATTGGCTTAAATTTACTCAAGGAGTGTAATGGTAGATATCACGATCACACAACCCGATGCGGTTAATTTAAAAATTGAGTGTGATCGCTCTTTGGCCAAAGAGTTAAACGGATATTTTACGTTTACTGTTCCTAATTTTCAATACACTCCAGCGTTTAAAAAACGTCTTTGGGACGGAAAAATTCGTCTTTTCAATCTGTACACCCAGACTATTTACGCGGGTCTTATAGATCACGTGGTTAAATTTGCCAAAGATCGGGGATACACTTGGGAACATATTCCTGTTCCATACGATACCCCCAAACCAGAAAAGGTCAAGGAGTTTATTCAAAGTTTACCCCTGTCTGCAGGTGGTAAACCTATCCAACCCTATGACTACCAGATAGAGGCCGTACAGCACGCCCTAGAGCGTTCTAGGACCCTTCTAGTGTCTCCTACGGGCTCTGGTAAGTCCATGATGATCTACCTACTATGTCGTTGGATGCTGGATCAAAACCCTACAGGCAAACTTTTAATTATTGTTCCAACCACCAGTCTTGTGGCTCAGATGTTGGCAGACTTTCGTGATTATTCCAAACAAGACACATGGAAAGCAGACAGGAATATCCATACTGTAATGTCCGGTAAAGATAAAACTTCAACCAAACGAATAATTATCTCTACATGGCAAAGCATTTACAATCAACCGTACGAATATTTTGACGATTTTATTGGAGTGTTTGGAGATGAGTGCCATTTATTTAAAGCCAAATCTTTAACTTCAATTATGAGCAAAGCCAAAAAAACCAAATACCGAATTGGAACAACAGGCACACTAGACGGAACGCAGACCCATAAACTAGTAATTGAAGGATTGTTTGGCCCCACTTATCACACCACAACAACTAAAAAGCTAATTGATCAAGATCTTCTTTCACAAATTAATATTGATTGTTTACAACTTCAATACAGTCCAGAAGACGTTCAGACAACCAAAAAGATGACGTATGTGGATGAAATCCGTTGGGTTGTGAGTAATCCTAGACGCAACGAATTTATTAAAAATCTTTGCAAAAAATTGACAGGTAATACTCTAGTTCTTTTTAACTTTGTAGAACTGCAGGGTAAACCTCTTCATGAATTGTTGCAAGCCAATTTGGATAAGCCTGTTTATTTTATTCACGGAGAAACAGAAGTAGATTCTCGTGAGCAAATTCGTAAAGCAGTAGATAAGGGAAGTGATTCTGTGTTGCTTGCGTCTTACGGCACTTGTAGTACGGGCATAAATATAAGAAACATTCACAATATTATTTTTGCATCACCATCCAAATCAGTTGTTCGTGTTTTACAATCAATTGGTCGTGGATTGCGTAAAAGTGATACTAAGCAACAGATGAAATTGTTTGATATAGCTGACGATTTGCGTTACAAGAGTCACATTAACCACGGCATGAATCATTTAGATGCACGGTTAAAAATATATAATAATGAGAGATTTCCTTACAAGATTTTCTCTATTCAGTTACCAAAGGAGTCCAATGAGAAAACCATACAAGATAGTAAAAATGAAATCGGGTGAAGAACTTATAGCCGGAGTAACTAAAACCAAAGATGGCAAGTATAAACTACACCGACCAATGGTTTTTAAATCAATGGTATCTCAAGATTTTTTTGGTGGAATGAAAGAAATTTTTATGTTAAAAAATTGGTTGATCTTATCTACCGATAAGCAAACAATTATTCCACAAGATGCAGTTAATGCTCTGTTAGAGCCAACAAAAGATGTATCTTTCTTGTACGAATCGGAACTTAAAAAGGAAGATAAATCTCGATATCGCCCCAAAGCATACGACCCTTTTACAGCTCCAGAAGTTCCAGTAAACCCACCTCAAAACACCAAAGATTCTTTGGAGCAAATGCAACAAGATCTAGAGAGAATGATGGAAGATCTATTTAAAATCCCCGAAGAAGAATCTAACTTAAAAGAATTTGCAAAACCCAAAAAAGATGATAAAATGGTGTTTATGAACATGATTTTTTCACCCGAAGTCATTGTAGATCTTCTTCGATCAGGCGTGCTAAATCGAAAAGAGTTAGGTGAAATTATTAATGAAATTACCAACACAAATGGTGAAGGCATGCATCCCCACAAATATACCGGTAATAAAAAAGGTAAGAAGAATTTAGGAAATGACTGGACCGATTGGAATTCAGATCCGTTATCTGAAGATTACAGATAACCTAATTCTTCTTTTTACTCAGACAATATATTATAACAGGACTTTTACAATATGTCAAGTGGAAAATCTAAAAAAGTTAAAAAGAAAATAAAATCAGAAAAAGAAATAGAAAAAATAGTAGAGAAACAATTAAATTCAGATCATTACGTGGACAACAAACAGTTCCTAGCGGAAATGATTAAATGGAAAAAAGAAATACGAGAAGCAGAGGATAGTGGTGATGAGCGCCCTCCTGTCTCCGAATATATTGGAAGTTGCTTTTTAAAGATTGCAGAGCGATTATGCTCTAAATCTAATTTTATGAATTATCCGTATAAAGATGAAATGATTGGAGATGGAATTGAAAATTGTTTAATGTATGCTCACAATTTTAATCCACGCAAATCTAAAAATCCATTTTCTTATTTTACTCAAATAATATATTACGCGTTTCTCCGTCGAATAGAAAGAGAAAAAAAACAAGCATATATAAAATTTAAGTTGACAGAGAACATGGATGATGGTACACTACATAAGTGGTTTAAAGAAAATTACTTTGATAAAACCAATCAACGTGAAGCTTTAAGCGAACATTTTAGTATTTCAGAGCGTGACATTGAAAAGTACGAACCAAAGAAGCGTAAGAAGCGTAAATCTACCAAATGAAAATTGCAGTTATTGGTGATACCCATTTTGGGGCCAGAGGCGATTCTCCCCTATTCTTAAATCATTTTCTTAAGTTCTTTGAAGAACAATTTTTTCCTTATATCAAGGAAAATAGCATTACTAAAGTTCTTCACTTGGGCGATCTGTTTGATCGCCGTAAGTTTGTTAACTTTAATACCCTTCACCACACTAAGAAGAGGTTTATTGATTGGTTTGACCAAAACGGAGTAGAACTTCACTGCATTCTTGGCAATCACGATGTGTTTTACAAGAACACAAACCGATTAAACTCACCCAAAGAAGTGCTGGCAGAGTGTCATCCTTCATTTCATCTGTATGAAGACGCCCAAGAAGTGTGCTTTAATGGTGCAACCATTTTGATGGTTCCGTGGATCAATGAAGAAAACAAAGACAGCTTTATGCAAAAGATCAAAGACACCAAAGCAACTATTCTGGCAGGCCACTTAGAGTTAAGTGGTTACGAAGTTATGCCCGGTGTAAAGTTTGGTGAAGGCATGGACGATAAGTTTTTGGAGAAGTTTGATCTTGTTCTATCCGGTCACTTTCACAAGAAAAGCTCCAAAGGCAACGTACACTACCTGGGAACACAATACCAGATGACCAGTATCGACACCAATGAAATCAAGGGATTCCATGTACTGGACACAGAGACCCGCGATCTTCAGTTTATTCCCAATCCCATGAAGATGTTTCATAATATTGAATGGCGAAACGGGACTCTGATTCAAGACTTTGATCCTGCACGTTACAAGGGAACGTATGTCAAGGTTCTTGTGTACGAAAAGAAAAGCGAAACCAAGTTTGATCAGTTTATTGACAGTCTATACGCAGCAGAACCTGCCAACGTAAGTATTATCGAGGATCTGTCTGATCGAACCAAGGAAGAGGGCGAACTAGACATTTCCGAGGACACGCTAAGTCTTATCAACAAAGAAATCGATGGGATGGAAGCGGAAAACAAAGAAGAGTTAAAGAATATTGTTCGTGAAATTTACATGGAGAGTTTAGATTGATTACATTCAAGACTGTTCGTTTTAAAAATTTTGGTTCGTTTGGTAATACATTTACTGAAATTAACCTAAACAAAAACAACACAACTCTTGTGTGTGGTTCTAACGGCAACGGCAAATCGTTTGCGTTTTTGGACTCTATTTCTTTTGCGCTGTTTGGTAAACCCTTCCGTAATATGAACATTCCTCAACTTGTAAACAGCATCAACAAGAAAAATTGTGTGGTGGAATTGGAGTTTGGTATTGGAAAAACAGAATACAAGATTGTGCGTGGTTTGGCTCCCAAAGTGTTCAAAATTTACAAGGACGATGAACTACTAAACGAAGACGCTAAGAGTAAAGACTACCAAAAAATTTTGGAAGAACAAATTGTGGGCATGAATCACAAAACGTTCTCACAGGTGGTCGTGCTTGGTTCGTCTTCGTTTATTCCGTTCATGCAGTTAACGCCTGCAGACCGTCGCCTAGTTATTGAAAATATTCTAGACATTGGTATCTTCTCAGAGATGAATGGAGTACTTAAAACCAAGATCGGTACAGCAAAAGGCAACCTACAAGCAGTAGAGTCTGAACTACTATTGGTAAATGAAAAGATCTCTGCAACCAAAGAGGTGTTGGAGTCGTACCAGCGCAATACGTCGGACCGTGTGGCAGATCGTAAAAAAACACTGGAAGAAAACACCGAATCAATTAAGGCTCTTTCCAAAGAAATTAAAACACTTCAAAAGGCCATGAAGGAACTGGAGACCGAGGCAGAACCGGGCGATCAAATCAATGCTGAACTCAAGAAACAACAGATTGTGTTGTTTAAACTTGAAAACACTCTGGAAGGAGTTCAAGAAGACATTAAGTTTTTTGAAAAAAATCAGAGTTGTCCTACCTGCAAACAAACCATCAGCAAAGAACACAAAGAGACAGTAATTGCTGAGAAGTCAGAAAAAGCTCAAGAACATACTCGTTCGCTGGAACGAATAAAAGAAGCAATCAATATGTCCAAGAACAATCTGAACAAAATTACCAGTGTTCAGAACAAACTTAACGATCTAATTATTAAAGCTTCTGCCAAAGAACAAACCGTAGAGTCTTTAATCAAACTAAACCAAAAGTTGGATCAAGAAATGCTAGCAGTTGTGGAAACTGCAGATACACAAGCTAAAATTCAAGAAGCCCAAGATCGTCTTTCTGATCTTCTAACCAAACAAGGAAAACTTTTGGAAAAGAAACCACTTGACACTCTTCGTTCGTATGATAAACTGGTATTCTTGTTCAAAGACAGTGGAATTAAAGCAAAAATTGTAAAATATTATATTCCATTAATTAACAAATACGTGAACAAGTATCTGAACAGTATGGACTTCTATGCAAACTTTCATCTTGATGAAGAGTTTAATGAGGTCATTAAGAGTCGCCATCGTGACGAGTTTTGTTACGAATCGTTTAGCGAAGGCGAAAAGATGAGAATCGATCTGGCACTGCTTCTGACATGGCGAGAGATCGCAAAGTTGAAGAACAGTGTCAATACTAATCTGCTTATTCTGGATGAAGTATTTGATTCCAGTTTGGACAGTGGTGGAGTGGATGAGCTAATGAAACTACTGTCTAGTTTTGGTACCCGTGCAAACGTTTATGTCATTAGCCATAAAACGGACCAACTACTAGACAGGTTTAATCACGTTGTTCAATTCGACAAGAAGAAGAACTTTAGTAGGATTGTATGAAAAAGAAAAAGAAAAAGGTGTCTCGTCGTATTGGTCGGGGCGATTCTGTAGACTCTCTAATTATGGGCAGCGAGCCCGTATGGAAGGACGCAGACAAACTCACACCAGAAGAATATGACACGAAAATTCTCAAGGCTATTAACTGGTACAGTTATTCGTGTGATAACAACATGTGTAAGCCTTGGGTTATTGACTGGATGATGAAAAACGGATATTCTAAAAAGGATATCAAGGCGGCAGCAGCATGCGATATCAATGCTATGGAGTTTATTTACATTGGTAGCCGTTGCCGTGTCATGAATCTGGGAGCTAAACTTCGTCCAGAAACGCTGGAAATGATTAAACGAAACGTAGATCAGATCATCCAGCAGGGGTTGATTCGGCCTACCAAGGTTGAAGATCCCAACAAAGAAAAGATTAACGTACAAGAACGCATTTTAAAGAAGAGTATTGAATACATGGCAGTAATTGAAGCCAGAATAGATCATTTTTATGACCTAATTATTCATGATTCTTTAAAAAATATTGATCACACAGAATGGCTACGTGGAGAAGGTATTAAGCCCATCCATTACAAGCGGTTAACAAAAGTACTTGATCCACATATCAAAGAACTAAAGTCTGCTTATAAAGGCCAGGATGTGGATTTAAAGGAAGGATTTTCATTCCTTGGCAAGCGTAAGATCAAGCAAATGATAACTACTTTAGAAGAATTTAAAGAAATACTCAATGGCTAATTTTCCGACAATTTTTAAAGTAACAGACGCTTCTGGTAATTGTATTCAATACACCAAAGGCGATATTGTTTATAAAAATGGAGAAGCCTACATCGCAAAAACAACACCTACTCCATGCCTTTCTCCTGAACACAAGGCATCTGGATGGGAACCGCTGACCGGAGAAAGAACTGGAACAACGGTAACGTATTTTAATTCCACCACACCTCCAACCAGAGTTGTTGGGGGAGACGAGTGGTTTAATCCGGATACTGGAATATTGTACAAATATATTGTGGATGCAGATTCAGAACAATGGGTACAAATATTTTGACTTTTACTTTTTATGTGGTACAATTAAATCATGCTACTTATCGACAATAACCAGATTATTCTGGCTAATATTTTTCAGGCAACTAAAGATGGTGAGCCTCTAAACGAAGATTACATTCGCCATACGGTTCTGAATACCTATCGTAAATACCGCACAAAGTTCCGCCAATACGGAGATATGATTCTCTGTAATGACGGTAGTAACTATTGGCGTAAGGACATCTTTCCATACTATAAGGCTAATCGTAAAAAGCAGCAAGAAGCTAAGAAGGATGAATGGAAAGCAGTATTTGATGTGCTGGATGTTTTGCGAGAAGAAATTAAAGAAACTTTTCCGTATCCTAGCATACGCTTACAAGGCGCAGAAGCAGATGATATTATTTACACCCTGTGTAAGACGTATTCGCAGAGTGAAAAAATTCTTATTGTCTCAAACGATAAAGATTTTCAACAGCTTCAAATTTATCCAAATGTACAACAGTACGGCCCCACTACAGATAAATATCTTACGTGTTCAGACCCACGTGGTTTCTTGTTTGAACACGTTATAGGAGGTGATTCCAGTGATGGAATTCCTAATATTCTTAGTGATGACGACACTTTTGTACAAGACGGTAAGCGACAAACGCCACTGACCCAAAAGCGTATTGCTCAAATTAAAAGTGATGCAGAATCGTCTGAATTTTATACAAATCCTAAATATATTAGAAACAGTACACTAATTGATATGAGTAATGTACCACAAGATCTACAAGATCGTATTCTAGAAACCTACGAATCACAGAAAGGAAAAGGCAGAGATAAGCTGCTTCAGTATTTTATTGACCATAAACTGAAGACTCTTATGCCCCATCTAGAGGAGTTTTGATGTATACACCAGAACCTGAATCGGAATATGAGCGTTGGAAACGAGAACAAAAAGAACGCAAGCAAGCACGAAAAAGCAAGCGACCGCGAAAACCCAATCAGCAACAATGGCTAAACGATCTTCGCCACGGATACACTTCAGATGGCGAAGACTTTGAGAACTTTGAACGATTTAACAAGTAAAGGATTTTTATATTATGACTAAAGCGATGACAACAATTTCCAAGGATACCTTAAACATTCTTAAGAATTTTAGTGGTATTAATTCTAATCTGTACGTAAAACCTGGTTCCAAACTTACAACCATGTCTCCTACCAAGAACATCATGGCGGAAGTCGAGGTTGAAGAGTCTTTTGATACAGAGTTTGGTGTTTGGGATCTAAACAAGCTACTTGGCGTAGTTTCACTGTTTCAAGATCCTGAATTTAGTTTTGAAGACAAGTACATGACCATTACGGGAGCCAGTGGCTCCAAGGTTAAGTATTTTTATTCAGATCCTAAGCTCCTGTCATATCCAACAAAGAGTATCAAGAAGATTGATCCCGCTGTGGAGTTTGATCTAACCAGTGACGACTTCCGCGAACTGCAACGAGCCGGTGCGGTTCTAGGTAATCCAGATCTGTGCTTTGTTTCAGACGACGATAAAGTGCTTGCTGTTGTAAAGGATCTGAAGGATCCCACATGCAATGTGTTCTCGATTGAAGTGGGAGAAAATAAAGAAGGCGCAGATTTTTCTTTTAACTTTAAGATGGAAAACATGAAGATGCTTGATGGCGATTATCGTGTTTCTTTATCCAAGAGTGTTATTGGCCAGTTTACCCATGCCAGTCGTCCACTAACGTATTGGGTTGCTATGGACGCAAGCAGCACATACAAGGAATAATATGCTAACCGCAAACAACGCAATTGGCCTGCTGGTTGAAAAGTATCGACCAGCAATCTCT